AAACAGAATATGTAGCCACAGGCAATAATATAAATAAAGGAAGATTGAAAGATAAATTAACAGCAAGACCTTACAAAGAAAGAAAAGAAGCATCTCATTACACTATCGGCTGGACAGACTGTAGATGTAATGCGGGTTGGCAACCTGGGGTAGTATTAGACCCCTTCATGGGTAGTGGAACGGTTGCAGTAGTAGCTGAAAGACTCGGAAGACGGTGGATAGGAATAGAATTGAATCCTGATTACTGTGAGATGGCTAAAAAGAGAATAGAACCCATAGCAAAACAACCTCAATTGTTTGTGAGGGTAGAAAATGGATAAGGCTTATTACTTCTCAAAAGAATTCAAAAACAAACAGAAAATAGAACGATTGAAGGAAGTATTAAAAGAGCTACACAGAACTGGAAAGGTTATTACTACAGAGAAGTTGCAGGAACTAACAGGAATGTCATATTTATCACTAAAAATTAGATTATCAGAATTAAGGGATAAAGGTTACAGGGTACGCTCCATTAATGTTTATCAAGTGCTTGAAGTCCCCGAAGAGGAAAGCTATAATAAAAAGGAAACTCTTTTAATAAGCTTGGAGGACTTATGATGTCTAAATGGACACCTATACAAGTTGCACATAGCTTGACCCAATCTTTGAATTTTAAATGTTTTCTCTGGCACGGTGCTACCGATACAAAGAGAAAATGTGTCTTATCTCTGAGTCCCTTTGTTTTAGATTTGTCAGTAAAAGCATTCTATAATTGGCTTGAGACAACAACCAATGAAATTATAGAAGATATTAAGAATAAAGAACCCAATACTATGCCTGTTATATTTAAGCTTCAATCTATTAAACAGGAACAGGATGGTAAAATTCTAATAATTTGGGATATTGAGTTAATCTACGAATAATAATCCACAGTTGATTACCGGATACCCCTGGAGGTAACCCCTCTGGGGGTTTTTTATTTTCGTTACACTCCGTTACCTGTTTGTTCGACCCCTATTGTTTATTAATATAGCCGATGGCTAAAATGGGTAAACTACTTAAACAACGGCAATTGCCCTCTGTGAATATTAGGGGGGTTAAGATTAAACTCAATAAATATTGGAAAAGCTTTTTAAGTGAAACTTATATTGAAGGCTTTCAAGATTTTTGTGAAACCAAAGCCCAACTTAAACGAGAAATGCTTAAAGCAGTAGAAAAAGAAATCGACAAGTGGCTAAGAAAAATTAAACCGGGTCAGGGATTGGGTATTACTTTTCGCGTTGATGTGATACAGGAAGATGGTGAAGTGCTATTTGCAGAATTAAGTAATCGAGCCGAAAGGCTAACTGATGAATATATTGAATGGAGACAAAAAGTATTTGAAAGAGACAATTATACCTGTCAAGAATGTGGAGCAACGGGAGACTTACAGGCTCACCACATTAAACCAGTGAGTCAATATCCTGAACTGATTTATGATGTGGATAATGGAATTACTCTTTGTAAAAAGTGTCATGCTAAGAAACACCCTCATTTGCAGATAGTCAGCAAAGGGCATTCACATACGCCTGAAATCACTATCGAGTTAGAAGATGGCTAAAAAACGCGGTAGAAAAGACAAATTAACTCCTGAAGTGCAGCAAAAACTTATTGAAGCTATCAGGGAAGGTAATTATTATGAGGCTGCATGTGCTTATGCTGGAATAAGCTATCAGACTTTTTTGAATTGGTTGGAAAGGGGTAAGCGTGAAAAGAGCGGCAAATTTTTTGAATTTCTTGAGGCTGTTACGCGCGCGGAAGCAGAAGCTGAAAGGAGAATCGTAAAAATGTGGATTGAAGCAATTCCGGAAGACTGGAGGGCAGCAAGAGATTTCCTGGAAAGGCGTTATCCTGACCGATGGGGCAAAAAAGACCATTTGAATTTATCCGGTGATGTAGGAGTTAAAATCACGATTGTGAAGGCAAAGAAAAGAGAGAAAAAGGAGAAAGATGGCTAAAGAGGTAACGATTGAGGTTATCAATCCTGAGGTAATTGAGTATCGTGAAAAGTATCTTTTTGTTTATGGCTCTCGTGGTTCTGGTAAATCAACGACTGTGGCTCACAAGATAATCAATCATGCTCTTGAATATCCGAAATCAAAAATCCTGGTTACGAGAAAAACCCTGCCTTCTTTGAGAGTTACGGCAATGCGAATCCTCTTGGAGGAGCTTGACAAGTATCAGGTGCCTTATGACTATAAGAAAACTGACCATGAGATACATTTTCACAATTACTCAACGATTTTCTTTATCCCGATGTATTTAACAACGGGCGGCAGGAATGAGAGATTGAAATCCTCCACTTTTGATTGGATATGGGTAGAGGAGGCAACGGAATTTAGTTTTGAAGACATAAAAGATGTGCTGGTGCCTACCCTGAGAGGCCAGCATGGCTGGAGACAGATGATTTTTACTTTCAACCCACCCCCCCGTGCGAATCACTGGATTTACGAATGGTATGACTTGCAGCACAAGCGAAAAAGAGCAAGAAAGGTGCATTTTGCTTATTTAGACAATCCATTCCTGACAGATGACTATATCGAAGAACTTGAAAGTCTCAAGGAATATGATGAAGGGCTTTATCGAAGATATGCACTCGGAGAATGGCGGGTTGATATACAGGAGGCTTTAATTTACACGAATTGGGATACTGAGATTTTACAGGGTGAGCCTGTGGAGTGGATTGGTGGCATTGATTTCGGTTTTAATAACCCTTCTGTCTTTTTGCTGATTGGATTAAAGGAAAACGATGTTTATGTTCACAGGGAGATTTATGAACGCAATCTGTTAAACAAGGATTTCGGTGAAAAGATTATTGCTCTATTAAAGAAGCACAATTTACCCATAAATATCCCGATTTATGCCGATGGTGCAGAGCCTGATAGGATTCAGGAGCTGTGCAATATGGGATTGAATGTTTACCCCGCTGAGAAAGATGTCAATGGTGGTATCAATGCGCTCAAGAGAATGCGTATCCATATTGACCCCGAATGCGAAAACACAAAGCAGGAGATTATGTCTTATGAATGGATGAAAGATAAAGATGGGAATCTTCTGGATAAGCCTATCAAGGCATTCGATCATAGCATGGATGCCCTAAGGTACGCAGTCTTTACTCATTCAAAGTTTATTAAGCCATTTTTGCAAATAGTATGAGGAGGGATAGATGAGTATAAAAGATTTTTTCAGGTCGCTGTTCTCAAAACAGGATAGGAAGCCTGTTGTCCATGTTTACGGTTATGAAACATCGCAGGGTAAATCACGACCGCTGGATTATTCTGATTATCTCAGTGCATTCAATGGTTGGGTCTTTGCTGCCGTGAATGTTATCTCGAATAGTTTAGCTAAAGTCAGGTGGCATATTGTAAAAGAGGCGAAAAACGGTGAGCTTATAGAAGTGGAAAGGCATCCTGTTTTGAAATTGATTGGTAAACCCAATCCCTTAATGACCAGATGGGAGTTATTTAAGCTTACTGATATTCATCTCGAATTAACAGGTAATGCTTACTGGTATCTTGCTATGAACAGTTTTAATATCCCTGCTGAGATCTGGATTATTCCACCTGATAGAATAAAGGTAGTCCCTGACGAGGAAGGGCTGATTAAGGGCTATCTCTACGACTACATGGTAGAAAAAATCGCTTTTGAGCCTAAAGAGATAATCCATTTCAAGTTTCCGCATCCCACCAATCGTTATTACGGCATGGGAGTTCTCCAGGCTGTGGCTTATGAGCATGATACTGATCTTTACATGAAAAAGTATCAGTTAAGTTTGTTTAAAAACCGTGCAATGCCTGATGTAGTGATAAGAACCGAACAGCCTTTGACCCAAGAAGAAGCAAGGAGATTGAGAGCCGAATGGAACGCTGCATATAGGGGAGTAGATAGAGCTGGTAAGATTGCAGTTGTGTCAAAAGCTCTGGATGTTCAGCCTTTAGGTTTAACCCCGAAGGAGTTAGAATACCTTGAAGGCCGACGGTTCTCCCGTGATACCATCTTGCATATCTGGGGAGTGCCACCTTCTAAGCTTGGAATCGTAGAAGATGTAAACCGGGCAAATGCTGAGGCTAACGATTACACATTTCAGAATGAAGTTATATTGCCCCGTCTTGAACTTATGAGAGAAGTCCTGCAATGGGATTTACTTAATCAGTTCTGGAAAAAAGAGAGTCTTAAAATCGATTTTGAGAATCCTGTTCCCAAGGACAAAGAATTCAGATTAAAACAGCATGAAGCTTATATCAAAAACGGTGTTCTGACAATTAACGAAGTCAGAGCCGAGCTTGGACTTGAACCTGTGGATTGGGGTGAAGTCCCGCTTATGCCCCTGAATCTGTATCCCATTTCTGCACCAAAGCCTGAACCTGAGAAATCAAAGAGAATCAAGATTGTAAAAGAGACAAAAGAAATCAAATCTATGTTTAAAGATGAAGCAAAGAGAGAACAGGTCTGGAAATTGTTTGTTGCTCAAACTGCACCGCTTGAAAAACTATTTACAAGCCGTATTAGGAAACTGTTTAAAAAACAGGAAAAGGAAGTCCTTGATAATTTGTTCAAGTATAAATCTTTCCTGAATGTGCAGAGAAAAGACTATGATGATTTAGTAGATTTCATTATTTTCGATATTCAGGAATGGAATCGTATACTGCAGGAAGGGCTGGGAGACCTGCACAGAGAAGCTTATGCATCAGGGATTGATAGGGCTATCGCACTGAT